CGAACGTCGCCTGGAACGAATCAGTGGCGAACTCTGCTTCGTCGACACTGATGCCCATGCGCTTCAACGCACCGGCGGACCCGTCAACCGACCGGGCAACCGCCCGACCTGCGGCTTCCATGTCGACACCCATCTTGCGCGACAGGTCCACGACGAGGGGCGTCAACCGCAGGATCTGCGATTCGGTCAACCCGAACTGAACCAGCACCGACTGCGCACCAACCACAGCGTCGGCGTCCGCAGCAGTCACCTTCTGGAGGTCACCAGCCAAGTCCTGCAACGACGTGCCGTTGTTGCGGAACGCCTGGTCGCTGTTCTTGATCGAGTTCTCGAGCTTGAGAACCTGAACGTTCGCGTCGTCGGCAGCTTTCGCCAACAGGCCGAGACCACCAACGACGATCGCGCCGCCGATCGCAACGCCGGTCCCGAGGGACTGCATGCGATTCGCAGTACGACCGATGCGGTCCTCGGCCTTGCCGAGTTCCTTGTCGGCGGTCTTGCCGATCTGCTCGAACTCGCGACGCGCCGCTTTGCCGTCAGCGGTGATGAGCATCTCTAGGCGCTCGAGCAGGGCCACCTACATCACCTCTGGGTCGCTGCGGCACGCGCCAGGTCGGCGGAGCCCATCACTTCGTTGAACAACCGCATCTCGCGATGGGTCAGTCGTCGGACCTGATCGGGGGTCCATCCGAACCGGAGGGCGAACCAGGCGACCCACTGGTCGGTGCTCCGTCCTCCGCTTTTGGGACGCCGCCCTCGAACATGTCGGGCAGATCCTCGGGCACCTGGACGAACACGTCGGTCAGGGTGCGCACCGTGAGCTTCGCTGGTTCGCACCCGTTGTGTTCACACGCTGCGGCGTACACGAGCTTCGCGACCTTCGCCGAGCGGTACGGGTGCGCGATGATGCGCCACCATTCCTCGCTGGCCTGTTCTTCCAGGGCGACGAGGGCGTCGAGGGTCAGGTCGCCGAGACGGACCTGACCCCCTGGTGTGTCGACTGCCCATTCTGTGACGGCTTCAGGCATCGGTCAGATGCCCTGGGTGCGGATCGTCTCGGCTGCGGCCCATGAGCCGGACACCTCGACGGCGCCACCCACGGAGGCCGACACCGACACGTCGAAGTGTGCCTTGCCGAACCAGTACTTCGTCGTGTCGTCCGCGACGTACTGGTAGAACTTGCGCCCGCCGTCGATCGACTCGGACACCTTGTACTGCGCACCGTCGGTGTCCCAGAAGCCGGAGAAGTCACCCTGGGCGTCGGGCAGGCCGACGACGTAGGTCTTCGAGCCGTCGAGGAACGCGGTGGTCTCGATCTTGTCGGTGGTGCGGTTCAGCGACCACGAGTTCAGGTTCGCGATCGGCACGGCTGCGCCGGTGCCTGCCACGGACACGTCGATGTAGATCCGGCCTCGACGGCCGGAGATGGGTGCGGCCATGGTCGGCCTCCTTGGTGTTGGGGGTGATCACATGTCGAGCGCTCGGAGGAGCGCTGCGACGTTGTTGGGGAACGTGCGGTCCGCGATCGCGGCCCGTGCAGCAGTCGCAGCTGCCGCGGTCTCATCGGGGTGGGCGAGCGCCCAGCGCACCTGGTCGCCCAGCTCCTCGGGCGACGAGAACGTCGGCAGCATCGGGAACGTCTCGTCGGACTCCGGTCGGGACTGACGGGCGAACCAGGTGCCACAGGCGGCCAACTCGACTTCGCGTGGGCCCATCGCCCAGCCGTCGCCGCTGTCGACGACGTCGCCGTTGTTCTCAGCCCTGTACAGGTTGAACGCTGTTGCGGCACCGCGGTACAGCTCGGCGGTGTCGTCGTTGTCGATGCAGTCCTCGAGGTCGTGCACGACGTAGCGCTGCAACTCGGGGTCGGCCTTGTCCCACGCCCCGGCGAGCGCCAGGTCGACGCCCGACCAGTCGACCCGCTTGAGGAACTCCTGGCGTGACGGGTAGCCGGTGCCGACGAACACGCAGTCGGAACGGTGCGACGACGGGCCCGGATGGTGCACGACGGGGTCGTAGGCGTGCGGGGTGTAGATCGCCTCGGTGACACCCCGGTAGCGGTCCAGGTTCATCGGGTCGTTGAGCGCCACGGCGTCGAACGCTGCGGCGATCTCGAGCTGGTGGGTCTCCTCGTAGGGCGACTCCGTGAACACGCACGCCGTGGCCATGTTGCGAGCCCGCAGCACCTTGAGGAACTCGGCGTCGAGCACGAACCCCGACACGAACACGACCACGTCGGGCCACCAGTAGAACGCCGAGCGGGACAGGCCCGACACGGCGAAGCTGTAGATGTCCTCGATCTCGGGGAACGCCGGGATGTAGTCGCCGTTCTGCGCTGCGAGATGCGCGAAGCTCGCCCACGTCATCCGGTCGCCCAGGTTGTAGGGCATGACGTCCCAGCCGAGTTCGGTGAACCCACGGCACCAACCACGGAACACGTCGGCGACCGAGAAATCGGGACCGGGATGCACCACCAGCGCCCTCGGCATCAGCGCCACACCTCGGCGATGTTCTTGGCGTGCTCCTTGCGGGTCGCGCTGACAGCACCCTTGGTGCCGCGTGCGATCCCGTCGCTGAACGTGTTCTTGCCGGTGACACCGGGATGGTTCGCGAACGGACGCCGGTTCTCACCGATCGTCAACGCCCTCGCCCGAGCCTGGCTTCTGGTGGTGCGCCGGTTGTTCCGGTTCCCCTGAGCGATGCCGGCGAGTTCACCGAGGTCGAACGATCCTGCGCCGCCGGCCATGAACGAGAACAGGGCGAGCGCCTGGCCTTGTCGGCGGGTCAGGCCGGCGACGATGACGTGTGGCCGTGCGCCGTACTCGAGGACCTTCCACGGGCCCATCGGCCTGGGTCGCAGCGTTGCTGTCGCGACGATCGTGCCGTCGAGGTCGTAGCCGGCGTTCAGCTTGAGTCCGCGTCGACCCCAGCGTGACAGGCGCAGGTCGCCGCCGGAGTCGCGGCGACCGGTCCGCAACACGTTCGCCTTGTACACATCAGCGGCAGCTGCGGTGGCGTCACGGTTGCCGCCGGTGATCACCTTGGCGGTCAGTTCGGTTTTGGCTCGCAACTGCGCGACGTTGCGTGACGTGCCCATCAGGTGAACGCCGTCAACGTGATCGCAGCCCCGTAGTACGACACGCCGCCCCACATCACTTCGCCGTAGCCCGACACGCTGTTCCACGCGAGTGACACACCGTCGACGTCGGACACGACCTCGAGCGCTGCGAGCGCTGAGCGTTCACCGGTCGGGTCCAACAGTTCGTCGAGCACCGCGACCTGTGATGCGTCGGAATGTGACGCAACGATGAGCACGGTGACACCGACGGTGCGGGCACCGTCGAAGGTGGTGCGGTCGATCTCCAAGCCGGCGACGATCGCTGCGGGCACCTGGACCGACTCGGGCGGATACGGGTAGCGGTGCACACCGGGCAGGTCGAGTGCGTCGAACACGACGCGGCGCACCGTTTCGTTCGTTGCCATCAGCCGATGCCGACGTGGCCGGGATGCACGAACGGGCCGAGCAGATCGCGGACGTGACGCTGCTTCTGCGCCGGGATGCGCGACATGCCGAACTCGGCAGATCCCAACATGCCGAACGGGGCGTCCTGCAACTTCGCGAGTTCGTGCACGATCAGCCGGCACGCCTGACGGATCTCGATCGGCGGTGTGGTCGGCCAGCCCCACACACCGACGATCTCGATGAGGCCCTTGCGGCCCGACGGGACCGCCGTGTCGAACGTGTTGCCGCCGAGCAGCTTGATGTGCGTGTACGGCGTCGCGACCGGCGCACGGGTCGTGGCGCCGGCGGGGAGCAGCTGGTAGGCGGACGCACCCCAGGTCGTGTCGTACACGCCGTCGCCGCCCGTGTCGGACTTCAACGTCGTCACTGACACCAGGTCGTTGTACGGGCCGAGGTCGATCGTGTAGCCGTCACGGGTGTCGAACAGGCGGGTGGCGGTCACGGTGTAGAAGTGCCGGCCGCAGTGCCGGTCGATGCTGCGAGACGCCACGGTGACGAGGTCGTCGAGCACCCCGGTGGCATCGGCGAACTGTCGGCCGATGTACTCCTGTGCGTCGTTCGCTTCGAGGTAGCCGTTGGTGATCATCGTCGCCAGTCCTCCGGCTCGCTCAGGTGCGGCCAGTTGCCCAGCCGGTAGGTCCACGTCACTTGGGGCACGCACAGGAACCGTGCGCCGGCGTCAAGCGCTCGCACCCACAGGTCGTGGTCTTCGTTGTGCACCGCCCGATACCCGCCGAGGTGACGCCACAGCGACACACGGATCGCTGCTGCGGACGCAATGAAGTTGGCTTCGCGCAGCAGCTCGAGCGGTGCGACGAACTGCAAGCCGTCCTCACCGATCCAGCCCGGCGGGTCGACCCTCGGCCAGGTGTAGACGATGTCGTGGTCGTCGTTCAGATGGGCGGCGATCGTCGCGAAGTGCTCGGGGTCGAACAGGTCGTCGTCGTCGCAGCGGAACAGCCACGTCGTGTCGACCTCGTCGACGAGCTCGTTGATGACCTTCGACGGTCCGACCTTGTGCCAGTCGGTGGCGACGATCCAGCGGGGCCGCACCGTCTGCACCGCCAAGCTCTGACGCAGCTCGTGGAGCATGTCGACACGTTCAGGGAGTGTGGCGGTGACGACGGTGAGGTCGATCACTGCGAGCTTCGCCGGCCCAGCCGGCGCACCCTGACCGACGGCACGTCAGGGTAGGTGCCGAACGGGTCGATCACCACCGAGCCGACCGGGGCCGGGGGCCAGTCGCCGTGATCGGTTGCGATCACGATGACCGACGGGCCCAACGGGGTAGCGCCGATGTTGCGCACCGGGACGTGCGGATCCCACACCCGAGGTGTCACACCTGAGTGCTCGAGGATGTTGACGAGCAGCCTGGCAGGGGAACCGGTCGTGATGTTCGTGCCGGGCTTGAACGCCTGGCCCCACACCACG